CCCGAGCGCAAGGTCTACCTGCCTTCTGAAGAGCTTGGCCGTTTCTTAGGATTTGATCACCTTCGCGACGAGTTGAGGAACTCTGTCCGTCCTGACTCCGGCTTGCCACAACAACTTTTACTAACCAGAGAACAGCTCGGCCGCATGTCCGTGCCGGATGCCGTGCGGCATGTCAGCAAGATCAACAAGTGGCGTGAGAAGCAAAAGTTCGAGGCTAACTTTGCATTGGCAAACAACGCAGCCACCGCGCCGTTTAAGGATTACCCGGACCAGAAGTACGGGTGGTATCAACTAACGGCGCCAACTAGTCGCCCAAGCGTGGTCCAGTCTGATAGCGGGGGCTGGTCAGTTGTGGATATCGAAGGCCGTCCAATGTCCGCATCCTATAAGTCAAAGGAAGGCGCGGAAAGAGCCCTGGCACACCTGGCCACAAATGATCCTCGTTTTGCAGAAGGCGCAACGCCCGTTGCTCGGGCTGCACTACAGGAGGCCCTGCGATACGAAGGCGACATGATGGGGCACTGTGTGGGCGGGTACTGCGACGATGTCCTTTCAGGGCGATCGAAGATCTACTCTCTCCGGGACAAAAAGACCGGCGCCCCGCATGTGACGATCGAGGTTGTGCCCCCTGTGGATCCGTATGGGCTGGACTTCCAAGATCCGGCATACCGGCGGAATGTCGAGCTAACGCCGCAAACCAGGGCGGAGTATCGAGAATACATTCGGCAATGGCGGGTGCGTAATCCCAACGTGACGGGGGAACTTGACTCCGAACAGATGACCCAAGCTTTGAAAGAGGCAGGAGTTCCTCCAAAATACACCCCGGTCATTGAACAGATCAAAGGCAAGGGCAATAAAAAGCCGAAGGACGAATACCTGCCTTTTGTTCAAGATTTTGTTCGGTCGGGGAGATGGGACAGCGTTGAGGACCTAGATAACACAGGCCTTGTGGATCTTATGCGCCACAGCACTCAATTCCCGCTTACTTCGACTGGTCGTACCAGCAAACAAGAACTTACCATAACCCAACGACAAAGCATCAGGCAAACGGCCATCATGCAGCTTCAGGAAGAGGGGCTGCGTTATGTAACTCCACAGGAACTTCAATCGCGAATTGATGCACTTACCCCTTCTCAGCAATAGCATTCCTGCCCAATCTGTATTAGGATCTCAACATGCCAATTGACAAAGCTATCAACCCCGCGCCAGACGGTGGGATTCTGGTCATTGCCGAGGAAGCCGAGGCGATGCCGGATGTCGAGATCGTCCTGGACGAGGAAGGCGGGGCGGTGATTGAGATTGGCGAGAGCGAAGCCAAGGAAGTCGACTTTTACGCCAACCTTGCGGAGGTCGTGGACCCCGATGAGCTAGGCCGGATCGCGATCGATGTTTCAGCAATGTTCGAGGCGGACAAGGGCTCGCGATCGGACTGGGAGCAGATGTACGCCAAGGGGCTCGATCTCTTGGGCTTGCGCATGGAAGAGCGTACAAAGCCCTTCCGTGGCGCGGCGGGCGTGACCCATCCGATGCTGCAAGAGGCCATCATCCAGTTCCAGGCGCAGGCGTTTAAGGAGCTGATGCCGGCTGGCGGCCCTGTCCGCACGCAGATTCTAGGCAAGGAGACCGTCGATAAGTTCCAGCAGGCCTCGCGCGTGCAGGACTTCATGAACTATCAGATCACGACGGTGATGGAGGAGTACACCCCGGAGTTTGACCAGCTCCTGTACTACACCGGATACGGCGGATCGACCTTCAAGAAGGTCTATTACGACATGCAGCTTGGCCGCATGGTGTCAAAACTGTGCTTGGCCGATGATGTTTACATCCCGTACAACAGTTCGAGCGTCGTTTCGCAGTGTTCGCGGCTCACGCATCGCATTGCGATGGACTCCAACGAGTTCCGCAAGCGCGTTTTGATTGGCGAGTACCTCGAGATTGCGATAGATCTTGAGCCGACGCCCGCGGATCCGAGCCAAATTCAGGCTGCGATCGACAAAGTGACGGGCGTACAGCCGACGGATCAGGCTGGCGAGGTCTTTTTGCTTGAAATGCTGGTCGATTTGGACCTGCCGGGCTTTGAGGACAAGGGCGAGAACGGCGAACCGACCGGAATCAAGCTCCCGTATGTTGTTACGCTGGCCGAAGACTCGTTAAAAGTCGTCGGAATCCGTCGGAACTGGAAGGAAGAAGACGAGAGGAAGCGCCGACGCAACTATTTCGTGCACTATGTCCTCGTTGAAGGCCCTGGCGCGTATGGTTTGGGCTTTGTGCACCTTATCGGCGGCCTCTCCAAGGCGGCTTCGAGCGCGTTGCGGCAGTTGATTGACGCCGGAACGCTTGCCAACCTGCCTGCGGGCTTTAAAGCCAAGGGCGCGCGCATCGCGGACGACTCGGATCCGATCCAGCCGGGCGAATGGCGCGACATCGACGCCGGTGGCGCGGAGCTTTCGGCTTCGCTCATGCCGTTGCCGTACAAGGAACCGAGTCAGGTGCTGTTTGCGCTGCTCGGATTTGTCGTGGACGCGGGCAAGCGGCTCTCGAGCACGGCCGATATGCAGGTCGGCGACGGCAATCAGTACGCTCAGGTCGGCACGACGCTTGCGTTGCTCGAGCGTGGCGCGATGGTCATGTCCGCGATCCACAAGCGGTTGCACTACGCGCAGTCGTTGGAGTTCCGGCTGCTCTTTGAGGGCTTTGGCCAGTACATGCCGGACGAGTACCCGTACGATGTACCGGGTGCGAGCCGCAAGATCAAGCGTGCGGACTTCGACAACATGGTTTCGGTGCAGCCGGTTGCTGATCCGAACATCTTCAGTAGTGCGCAGCGTATTCAGCTTGCCCAGATGCAGTTGCAGATGGCGCAGAGCGCGCCAAACATGCACAACATGTACGAGGCGTACTATCGCGTGTACGCCGCGCTCAATGTCCGCGACATCGACGGGCTGTTGTTGCCGCAAAACAACCAGATGCCCCGTGATCCGTTGTCCGAGAACAGTGCTGTTTTGAACAACATGAAGCTCAAGGCGTTTGCGGGTCAGCAGCACGACGCGCATGTTGCGGCGCATTTGATGATGGGCATGTCGCCGATGCTTCAGTCCAATCCGATGGCCGCGATGGAGCTTCAGCAGCACATTTTGGAGCATCTGCGGATCAAGGCCGAAGAGGATGTCGAGGCGGATCTCTTCCGTATGTACGGCGTGGACCCGGATCGCATAGTTTCGTCGATCCAGAAGGAAGGCATGGTTGCGATCAAGGCGACGACTTACATGCAAGAGATGCGCAACATGCAGTCGCAGATCTCCGGCGAGGGCGCGGGTGGGGAAGACCCGCTGGTGGCCTTGAAGAAGCAGGAACTTGACCAGCGAGCCGCTGCGGATCAGGCCAAGATGCAGTTGGATCAAGCCAAGCTGCAACTGGAGACGCAGAAGATGCAGCAGTCGCTACAGATTGATCAGGCGCGGTTGCAGTTACAAGCAGCAAAAGGAGGACGAAATGCCGCTTAAGAAGGGGTCTAGTCAGAAGACGATCAGCCGAAACATCGGCGAGCTCGTGGGCACTTATAAGGAAAAGGGTCGCATTGGCACTAGCAAGCCGAAGAGCAAAGGTGCTGCGGTGAAGCAGGCCGCGGCGATTGCATACGCAAAAGCGGGCAAGTCGCGTAAGATGAGCGACGGTGGCGGCGTGCGTGTGGTCAAGAAAAAGGACGGTAACCGCCCAGTCAAGATTTATTAAGTTTGATTAAGCGCTTCGGGTGGTGCGCAAAACCGCCTGCTTTTCATGGAAATCTACCATGCTTGAATTTGCAGAAGCAGTTCTGAGAGAAATCAAAAATCTCCGTGAATCATCGGAAAATATCATCCTGAACGGCACGATTGCTGACATGGAGCGTTATCGCTTCATGATGGGTCGTCTTGAAGGATTGAAGCTAGTAGACCAATCCGTGAGGGCGCTTTTGAAATCGCGAACGGATGACGATGGCTTTTCAATCTAAAGGAGACTTATGAGCGCAGCAGCAAAAGAGCCGACCGCACTCGAGAAAAAGTGGGCGGAAGAGGCAGTCAAGCACGTCCCGAGCCTCGAGGACGCCTACACGGCGGAGGGCTTTAAGCCCGAAAAGCTCGACGAGACGGTGATCGATCGTATCCCGACCCCTACGGGTTGGCGTATCGCGATCCTTCCCTACCGTGGGGCCGAGAAGACCAAAGGGGGAATTGCCCTTTCCGAAGAGACGCAGCGCAAGCAGCAGCTAACCACTGTCTGCGGCTATGTCTTGAAGGTTGGTCCGCTCGCGTACGCCGACGAGGGCAAGTTCCTGACCGGCCCGTGGTGCAAGCAGGGTGACTGGATCATTTTCGGCCGTTATGCGGGGGCCCGTATCCCCATTGACGGCGGCGAGATCCGGTTGATCAACGATGACGAGGTCTTGGGCGTTGTGAACGACCCCGAAGACGTCCTCCACATGTGGTAAGGAGATTTTTAAATGGTAAACGAACAGTTGGAATTCAGTGTCGGGGAAGGCGAACAGCCTGCCACCGTCCAAGTGCCGATGGAGGAGGAAACTCCCACATTGCCGCAGATCAATAACGAGACGGCCGCGGCCGAAAAGAACGA